GGTAGACTTAATCTTCTTTTGGATAAAGACCTTTCTATTCTCACTAATTGCACCCTTAACGAGGGGGACAACCTCGTCATAGGTAGTAAATTCTACTGCCATATTTTCTCCTAGATAGCAAAAACTCCGAACACGCAACTATTTTAGCGCATTCGGAGTAAAAGCGTTTAGCTTTTAGTCTTCAGGAATCTCGAGGTCTGGGTCTAGCTCCTTGACCTTCTCTACAATCTCATCTCGAGTAATTGCAGAGTAATCAATATCTAGGCCATAAGCCTTCTTTGCGAAGTCAAACCAAATCTTCTTAGAAGCGTGGACCTTAGGGACTTCCAACTCTTCCTCTACAGGCTTCTTCTCCACCTTCTTAGGCTTCGGAGTAGCCGCGTCAACTTGAGCTCTAGTCCGCTGGGTTGCAGAGGTACGGGAATCCCCGCTCTCATGGAAGAGATGCGGAGAATCCTTCACCTGCTCTTCGGCCCATGCTGGAAGGGTTTGACCAGCGACGAAGGCATGAAGCAGACCAACAGGAGGATTGTCTCTTAGCACGACATTCTGCTTCAATACCTTAGCCATGATTAACCCTCCGAACCAGCAGAAGCACCAGCAGAAGCACCAGCAGAAGCACCAGTGTTAGCACCCGCGGTGTTACCAGCCGCAGAAGCAGCGTCCTTAGGGCCCTCGATGACCTTAGTACGCAAGGTGTAGTTCGGATTGAAGACAACCGGCATAGCGATTGCATCCGCAATAACCTCTTGCTGAGCAGGCCAGCCGTGCTCAATGATGGCTGCAACGATACCCTCAAGGTCCAAACCGGAGGAAGCCGGGGAGAACTCAGGCAGGTTAGCAGACATCGTTTGACCCCAGAAGGTACGGCCAAATACGGAAGACTCAGGGTTAGCCGGGTCGCCGGAAGCCGGAGTGAAGGTAATGGAGTCCTGCGGTGCCAAGTAAACCAGCTTGGAAGCGCCGCCGTTATCGAGGTCATCAACCTTAACCTTGGAGGTGCCGGTAATGAAAATCTCAGGCAGGTCGCAGTCCGCGAGGTAGGAATTTAGGTCCGCTGCGTTCACACGAGCGCGAGACTCGCCAGCACGGTCAGAGCCGTAAATAGCAGCGCGAACGGTCGGGTGGTTAGCAATCAGGGAGCGGATGCGGGTGGTCATGTGCATCAGCTCAGGACGGAAGCCATTCTCGTCCTCGTACAGCTCTACCTGGTCCTGAAGGTGCTGAATCGGGTCAGCAGACGGGTCAGTGAACAGCTTAGCCGCGGTGTTGGTGAACTCTTCCTTACGGCCAAAGTCCACAGTCTGGCGAAGACCGCCAGAGCCGTTCAGGTCAATACGACCATTGTAGATTGCGTTAGCGCGCTGCAAGTTAACCTGCAAAGCGATAGAACGAGCTGCACGGCGCACAAGGTTAGCAGCCTCGCGCTCCATCAGCTGGTCCGCGTTATTGCGCATACGCAGACGGGACTCTTCATCGAGGATGAAGTTACGGGACAGCGGCATCAGTCTACCGCGTGCCTTCTCGCCTTGGCCCCAGACTTCAGAAGTGGTCGTACCGTTGAACATGCGCCAGTTAGCCGCAGTGATACGGTCCGCAGTGTCAACATCGATAGCGTACTCGATATCCGGGACTTCCTGAGAAGGAAGGAACTTAGCGTAGGAAGTGTTGTCGTTGATATCGAAATCAGCGAGCTCCCTACGGGCCAGAGTGGTTGCTACCTCTGGCTCGAGAAAATCTAGATTTACCTTAGCCATTTATTATCTCCTTACAGAATGGTGTTCTGAATCAGCGGAGTATTCTTAAGGTCCTTATCGGTAACCTCAACCGGAAGCCACTGAGCATAAATCATGCCGTGGACCAGAACTGCCACTGGGATAGTTTCATAGAATTCACCAGCAAAGTCTACCACACGATGGTCAGTGTAGAGGAAACCGTAAATATCACCGGCACCCTTCTTCCACATCTTAACCGTCTTGGTCTTCTCATCGAAGGTTACAGGCAGACCGGACTTAATCCAGTTACCTTCGCGGTGAGTACCCTCAGCCTTGAGGGTGTCATCGATTACGAGGTTAGCGTTTACACCATCAGTGTTACCGTGCGCGGTACGCAGCCAGCGACGGTCACCCAGAACGGTGTGCTTATCAAGGCCATCCTGCACATGCAGGTTATTGTGAAGAGCCATGCTCTACTCCTTAAATGTCAATTTCCAAGTACTTGCCAATGCCACCCATATTATCATGGTCAATCTTCTTGCCCTTGCTACGTGGTGGCTTGCGAAGAGCTACGGAAGAAACCGCGTCGATAAACTTGTCAATCTTCTCTTCGTCGGCTTCACCGTCATCGTTCTTAAGGCTACCATAGTTTATGAATTCGGAGAGTACTTCACGAGCTTGCTTATCAAAGCCAGATTGAGCAAAACCCGCTTCCAGCTTGGAGTCGATGACTCTCTGTTCTTGCTTGGCTTGCTTTTCTTCGGCATCCTTCTTCTCCTTCTCGGCCTTCTCCTTGGCCTTCTCTTCCTCTTCGGCCTTGCGCTTAGCCTCAGCCTTGCGCTCTGCTTCCTCGGCTACCTCTTGTGCCTTACGGCGCTCTTCTTCCTTGGTGTTGGTCTCCTTAGACTCGTTCTCGTCACCAATAAGGCCGTTGACAGCCTCGAGTAGCTGGTCCATGTTAATCTTAGGCATTTTCTAATCCTCTCTGTATCTGCGCTGGTACTCCGAAGGAGTGTATAGCACAGAGTCGATTTTCTTCTTGGTATTTGCACTAACAAGCGTAGGTCCGTATTCAGGGTGGTCCTCGATGACGTATCTACCCTTCTTTAGGTCCCAGCCGTGCGTAGAAGCGATACCATCCGAGCCAGCTGCATTATAGAAAGCGCCAAGGTCTTCGAGATTAATCTGATGTCCGGGGTCGAACTCAGTTCCATCATCAAAACGATAAATCTCGGCAACTTCGCACTTGCAGTTAGCGTGAATTGGCATCAAGTCGCGCTTCGTGTATCTCATAGTAGACGCTACAACGCACAATCCGCAAGAGCCGGATTTCGACAGCTCAGGGTGAACTACACGTCTAAAGCCGGAAAGCTTCTTAGCTGGCATCTTATTGATAGCCACATTGTGCGTATTTCTCGAGGTAGAAGCGACATCCTGAGAGACCATTCTTTCCGCTCTCTCTTCTGCCTTATGTTGAGCGTACTTCTCGATTACGACTCTCTTCTCCCGGTCGGTAAGGCGAAATTCGGTATCCTCGGCATCGGCAGGGGCACCATCCTCCCGTTCTCCTGAGTCTTTCCGCTCGGTGGCTCCGGTATCGGAGGCATCGCCAGACTCATCGACGGATTCTTCTCGTTCAGGTTCATCAGGGATGTCATTCGCATCATCGGGGAAGAGCTCCCGATAATCCCTTGCAGCCCACTGGCTACCGTCATCTCTTTTTGGCTTGCGCGTTCCTGACGCTCCCGCTGTTTCTGTAAGCGTTTGTTGCGCCTCTGGACTCGTTGCCCATGCGTCAACGTGGCTCTTTTCTTCGCGTTGCGTTGTCTCTTCCGCTTTGCGGAAGATTTCTTCCCAGTCTTTTTCTTTGTCATCGTTGATAGCCTCTTCGAAAGCATCGTGCGAAATGTTGTCTGGCCTTGGCACCGGAGTCATATTCTGAGACTCAAACTGCCTAATGAGCTCAGCGATAACAGGGTCATCAGGAGTACGCTTCAGATTCTCTGTGTACTCATCGGCAATACGCTTGTACGCAGAGCTCAGGCCAGTACTACGAGAATACCGCAACTTAGCTGGAATCTCTTCCTCGGAAGGGATATTTGAGGCAAACGGAATCTCCATGACGTTAGCTCTAGAAGCCACTCCAGCCCACGTTACGTCTCTCGTGGCCTTGATAGCAAGACCTACCAGCTGAGCTGCGTTTTTCGCAAAGACCTCTACGGCCTTACGGCTGGTTAGGTCCGTTGCGCGAAGCATCGTAATGAGCTGGTTAGTGGTCGCTTGCTCAATACCATCCTTAGCCGCGGCAGTAGCAAGAATAATGCCCGCAATCTGCGCGAGCTGAGCTTGCGTTTTCTGCTCTTCTGTGAGCTCCTGGCCTGGCAGGACAATAGGGTAATCATAAACCGACTTATTCGGCGGCAGAGATTGTGCCTGAATCATTAGCTCTCACTTCCAGAAGGCTTCTTCATGTTCGAATTTCTAGACATAGTGGATACAGAGTCACTTTGCAGACCTCCCGAGCCAGCACCACCAATCCGCTGGTTGGTGGTGGCCTGATTAGAGGTCTTAGCCAGTGGGGTGACCTGGTTCACAGAGTTGGTGAGCTGGCTCATCAAGGTCTCCTGAATGGATTCCTGCTTAGCACGGCGAATCTCTTCGGGAGTCATACCCAAAGCGAAGCGAGCCGCGGTCTCGAAGGAGACCTTCTGGCTGCGCAAGGTAGAGAATGCCGCGGTCTGCTCGTTGAGAGAAGCCATCTGGAGAGGCTGGAAGATAGGCTCGAGCTGCTCAATCTGAGCGCGCTCTTGGTCACCGTTAACTTCGAACAGAATAGACATGTGGCGAGACCATGCAGCGCCGAAACGCCGTCTGCGGTCATCAACCTTAGACAGGTAATTCTCACGCTGCAAATTAGCGCCTTCAGCTGCCATATTGGCGCTGTCAGAGAAGTACGTCATCGGAGTGTAGGTCTGGGAAGCCAGAGCCTTCTCGTCATCCTTTACCGAAAGCAGGATGTCCTGGAAGGTAGGAGGCGTAGACTCCCACATCTCCGCTCCTTCTGGGAGCGTCCACAAGGTTGCAGGGCCCGTAGCGAACATCTCTTCGTAGTCAATCTTATTGCCATCTCTATCCTTATCAGGGAAGTTACCCTTAACAGCTCTCTGGCGGAAAGCCTGCATGGTAGCAATAATGACACGCTGGAAGAGCATGTGGTTAATACGGTCGATAGTAGCCGTATTATCCTCGAATTCGTTCTTGCCGTCCTTGTTCTTGAGGACAGTAATCGGAATACGAGTAAGCGGCAAAGAGCGCTGCTTCCACCACGTCCAACCGTTAACCAGAGAGCCCTGACCGTGATAACGAGCCATTGGAACCTCGGTATCGTACTCAGTCAACTTAAAGGGCTTGACTATAGTGTTTTCATTGTACTCTCGAGCGGCGACGTGCATTTCTACGTCACCCTTAGCTTCGCCGGTCTCTTCATCGATATCACGAGAAAAGACCTGCATAATCTCTTGACCAAGAATGCGGTGGCGCTGCAATACGATAGCTGCCACAGGTTCACCGGTTACATCGGAAATCACCGCGGCATTAGATGGTGGGATAATCCGCTGAGTCTTAGTCAGCGGGTCTACGTAGAGGTAGGCCTGTCGGTAGGCACAAGCAAGCCCCATAGCCTCTTGAGCCTTAGCGCCTAGGCCATCCTTATCGAACATGCGAGCCGCGTCCTTGTCGCCGGTCTCGTCCGCTGCGGCTGCGGTTCTAAAACCAATGATGCCGAGACGGTCGGTAGTAGCAGAGACAATCAGCTTCGCATAGTTGTTAATCGACATGTCACGAAGCTTCTCAATGCCGTTAAACTGCTTTTCCTCTTCCGGCTCGTAACGGTTGCCGATAGGGGCACCTTCGAGATACGCCTTAAACTCTTCAAGGTGATTACGTCTATCCATAATCTCCTTCATGAGCTTAGAGGCGATATAGTCCGGCGAACCGCTTGGCGCATCCGCGGTCAAATCATCGCCGGGGGTAATCGTGAATCTCATCTAATTCTCCTTGGGGCTTGCTTCTCTTCTACGATTGTAAGGCCTTTCGCCTTAGCATCCAACATCGCTTGCCAACTCAAAATAGCTGCCATACAAGCGTCGAATTTTCTGTCTTTTGTAATCTTAGCAAGTCGATACTTATAAAGGCCCTCGTCATCTGTCACATTTAGGTTGTTTCTACCCGCGTTAGCTACGTGGCGGACCAAATCAGGGTTGCCGTCATGCGAGAGCTCGCCTTGCTCGATAGCCTCATTGTACGAGCGAATGGCGTAGTACATATTGTTGGTGTTACGAGTAGGCCACTCGATAACCCGCTTCTCCCAGCGGCCTTCCCACGTAGAAATGGCTTCTTGCCAGTACGGAGGGTCGGCATAGAACATCAAGACCTCGTAGTCTTCGAAAATCATCTCAACCGTAGAGTTGACTTCGGAGACTGGAACTCGCCACTTCTTCACGCCTTCTGGCCGCTCCCAGAGGCCAACGAGGTTTTGCACGCCGGTTTTCACGTCGGTCATAACGAGGCCTGTAGAGTCATCTGTTTGCGCGCCGTCGAAGCCTAGGGTGACCAAGGACCCCGGCTCAATAACGAGCGAGGGGTGGCCTAGAGCCTCGAATTTGTGCGCATTAAACGCAGTCTGCGAGGACTGAACCCATCTATTGCACCACACGCGCTCGAGGTAGGCAGTGTCTACGCCACCTTCATCCCACTTCGCGGCAACCGATACGAGGTCACGGAACTTAGATGCTTCTTCGCCAGAAGCCTCCTTAAGAGCTCTAATTCGGTTACCCATCGTGTCGAATTTGGCGTTTTCATCCGAAGTTTGACGGTGGTAGAAGAAGGTTCTGGGGTCTTTCGCCTTACCCTTGAAAATCTTCATGCCGAAGTCGTATGCAGCCTTTGCTACAGAAGGCTCATTAGGGTCGCCAGCGGTTGTTGTAACGAGCTGCCACGGGTCATCGACCATTCTCTTCGTCAGGTTGTTTTCCATCGTCTGTACGGCCTTGTGGTGGCGGTCATCAAACATACGGTGAGACTCGTCAATACACTGAAACGTAGGCTTAAGGCCGTCCAAGCGGCCCGCTGAGGCGGCGACAGGAAGGATTCTAGACTCTGCCTCACCTTGGACCTGAATTCGCTCTCTGGTCACGTCAAAGAGGTCCGCATCTTCGATGTCTTGAGTAATCACCATCGCAGCACCATAGGCCAAGTCATCCAACTGGTCTTTGGTAGGTGCCAAAAGTGGGATATAAGGAGAGACCACAGAACGACCGGGGGCCATTCCGCCTGGCGCATCGGCATCATAACCATTAAACCGAATTGGCGCATCAGGGTGCAATTCTAGACACGAAACTAGCGCCATAAGCTCGGTTTTTGCGGAACCTTTTGGCAAGGAAACTGTTACCTTATTGAAGTGTCTTCGGCCTGAATAATCGACTTTCTCCCCGTCATAGTCTTCGACGCAGCCTTCAGGGAAGTGCTCGTAAGCACGATAGAGAATATAGCGAAAATCATCCCTCACCACGTACGGTTTGCCTCTTAGAGGGCCTGGACCATAGACAAACCGCTCTTCTAAGAAATCGCAAACCTGAGGCCCTAGAGTAGGGAAAATCTCTAGGTTCCCATTTTTGTCTTCTTTGGGCTGAGGGACGATAATTTCTGTCATTTTCTACCTTATCCGTAATAAAAACCTTGGCGTTTTCTCCGCTTCTTCTTGCGGTTTCTACCACTTGTAGAATAGTCGAAATAATCCGGTTCTTCTACTAGGGAAGTACGATAAGTGTTCGTCTTTTCCTCGTGGTGCTTATCGCAAAGAAGCTGCAAATTGCTCATCATATTCGCCAAATGCTTCTTGTCTGGAGGAAACTCATTGAGCTCTCTGATGTGGTCAACCTGATTAGCCTTCTCACCACATACAGCGCACCTGTAGTCGTATTTCTTCCTGACAATCTTTTTCATTGGTTCTGTTAGGTCTCCAGAGCGTCGATATACCTTTTTCGTTTGATGCTCTGCACAACGGTAAGTCCCCGGCTCAGCGATGTTAAGACACCTCTGAAACCGGGGAGTTTCCGTAGACCAGTTGCATAGTCTAGCCATGAGCTACTTTCTTCTGCGTCTCTTAGACTTCTTACCCTTGGTCTTGTACTGCTTGTTCTTAATCTTGCGAGCTACCGCATTCTTAGGCTTAAAACCGTGGCTTTCAACTCCAACGGCCGCCACCGATGCCTTTACCCTTCGGTCGCTTATTGAGGGTTCTCTTGCCTCTACCCTTTCTAGCCATTGTCAGAACCACCTCCTTAAGAGTCGAAAATTAACTAACTAATCTCAAGAAATTCTACCACAGGAGGAAGAAGCCCTTAAAGAAGCGCTTGATAAAGCTCTTCTCTTCGAGCTCGTCTTCTACCTTTCTATGGACGATAAGAAGGAGATGCTCGTCTATATCGTTTCCATCCTCGTTATAGACGTGGAAAATTTCGGTGTCGCTCAATGATTTCCTTAATCCGCGGTGGCTCGTAGGTATCTGGCTTACCTACCTTACCGTTCTCATCGTACACCGGGTTTTCTACGTACTTCGTCCAATTAGAGCGAATTACCTCGTAGAAAACCTCGTCGAGATGGCTGTCAAGACCAGCCTTAGCGACAAGACCGTACAAGGTGAACATGATGTCTGCTGCGGCATCCAGAATCTCTACGTCATCATCGACGCTAACTGCTGCCTCGAGCTCTTCCACCTCTTCACGAATAAGGTCAATAGCACCCCAGCGGAAATTAGCCTCATCCTCAGAGCACTTCTCTACGTCCTTCGGGGTGTCATCATAAACAACGGACACCTTGCCGATACCCCAGCGCTTATCCGCTGGTCGTACACCTTCTTCGACCTCGCCAATGTGGCCGAGGGCCTTGTTCCAGTCGCGTACCTGCGAAATATCATTAGAAATAGTCACTTTTGAACTCCTTTTTGTTCTGCTTCGTCCAACCACAGTTCGGCTGGCTTATCCGAGAATACCTCAGGCATCGTGTAACGCAAAATCGACCACACTAGCTCAGCAATCATCTGTAGCTCCGCGTCAGCTGCTCCGCTGTGGCGCTTGGAGATGAATTCGAGCCATGAGCGCGCATTTCCGGTCACGACAATCTTTGTGGCGGCACAGTTAGGGTAGAGTGCTCGCGCAGCCTCAGAGGCCTGCTTACGGGTCGCTCCGTCGGTCTTGAGAATGTCTCGCATCTCATTAGCTTGCATCATCGTCTGAGCAAAGAGATTCTTCAGCTTCACAATCTGCTGAAGAGCGTCAGAAGAGCCTGCATAAGAGACAATAGAGAACATATCTCCATTAAGAGCTTGCTGGTAAATCCTTTGCTCGTCATCAGTCAAACGCTCTACCAGAGCTGGCGGAACCACCATACGAAGCCCGTCCTCCTTGAAGACAAACCGCTGGGATTCCTGAGAAAACGAGAAGTGGCGGTGGCGCACAATCTCGTGAGTTGCAGCACGAGAGATGCCATCTAGCTCGATAGTGAAGCTAGTATGCTCAAGTACCGAAAAATGCTTTTGCTTCAAAATATTGTAGATATAATCCTCGTAAGAGTCGGTCTTGCTGTTCTTACGAGCATAAGCCTCGTAGCAGCCTCGGCCAGCGTATTCTACGGTCTTTGCCGCGGAAACGTGTTCATCCCGCTCACGGTCGCCGCCATGCGCCTTGTAGACGCTATTGATACGGTTTTCTCCATCAAGAGAGTAGTGCGGGATGTAGCGGTTAGACCATGCCTCTACAACCTCGTTCTTGCCGAGAGCAAGAGAGCTGGCAATAAGATGAGCAGACGGCTCAACAAACTTTACTTTCATTTTAAATCTTTTCTGAAATCTCGTTTAGCATGGACTTTAGGATGGTGGCATTGCCTTCTCCGTTGTTGATAGCGACGAGATGGCAAACGTTAGAAGAATCTTGGACCAGACCAACAAAGAGCTGTTCCTTCATAACTCCGAAATCTCCGAAGTGAAGCTCTACGAGCTCTTTCAAGTCTTCTTGAAATTGCTTCTGCTGCTCTTCATTCATTAGAAAATCCAGTCCTCTTCCTTGTCATCCTCAGCAATAGGCTCACCGTGAAGGTAGCTCATGCGAGCTCTATGCTCCTTGTGAGTGTAGATGATTTGCTCCAGCGTTGCAACAATAGATTCAGCCGTAACAGCCCTCAGCTTGGCTTCCTGAGCGGTTTCTAGCTGAACCCAGTTAATCTTGCCAGAAGCAATTTCATTGCGCCATACAGCCTCTTCGAACCAGAACTGACGCGGGGAAATGCTGCTGTTCTCTAGACGAATATGTGGCTTGAGAGCCTCGATAATCTTGGCCTCTTCGGCCTTAATGAACCTGCGGCCTTGTTCCGCCAGTTCACTGAGCTCTTCATCAGAGAGACCTTCGAGGTCAGAATCCTTAATTCCTAGATTAAACTCCACGATTCTGCTCACTTACGTTGTCTAGGTGGTCCTCGAAGTTGGACTTACGGTACTTCTCTTCGATTTCTACGAAGCCGTTGCCGTTATCGATATGCGGCTTGCCGTCAAAATCGATAATCTTCATCGTGGCACCGGCAAACTTCTTGGTTTGCTCCCCAATCTCAGCAAGGGTCTCTGCGAGCTCGCGGTTGCGGCGATAGAAGTTATCGAGCAGTTCGCTGTTGAAGATAGAGGGCTCTTCGTGCTTGCCCTTATCTTCCTGCTCTTCCTTCTTTTCTTTCCACTCTTCGGAAGGGGTAACAAAGACCTCTTCGAGAGTTGGCATATTCTCGATGTCTTCGCGGTCAAAACCCAAAATGCTCGGGTCGAACAGGTCCTCTGAGGCCTCTTCTCCGCGGAATTCTGCGGCAAAACCCATGTAGCCGATGGCATCTTTTAGGTCATCTGCCGTCTCGAGGCTATCTCCGTAGGAAGACCGTGCAATCTTGAACAGCGTCATCATGACCGCCACATCAGAGGCGGAAATGTCCTTGTCTAGGTAGGTGCCCCAGTATTCGGCAATCAGCTGGTGCATCTCAGATGCGTCTCCGTACGCATGTGCTCGCTCTTGTAAAGTACGCTTGACTTCATCAAAAATGGGATTCATCTTTATCCTTTTCTCGACTTCTTTGGCCGTAAAGACACCATAGCATCCCAACTACATTTAAGTCAAGATAGGTGCTCTAGCAGCCTAATTGACTTCACCGCTCCGTTGGTTGCGTTAACAAGTTCTCCGCGAATCTTGTTGAGTTGAATGGCGATTTTGTCGTTAACAATATTGTCGTTTTCTACCTCTTTAGGCAGGTCAAAGCGGTGTTCTGGCATCTTCCATTCCTCTTCCTGAAAAACCTGAAAGAAGCCATCGGAGACATCTCGATATACCCCCGTTTTGGTAGAAGCGATATCGAGAAGAGCAGAAGCAATACCGATAAATACGTTCGGGCTTCCGCCTTCTTTTTCTTGCCACGGAAGCTGACCATTCCTGCTTGGGTTAGCCCACTTACCCTGTAGCTCAATTCGATTTAGAACCTCTGCGGAATCAGCGTCGCTCATGCTCCAGACTTGACCAACCCACTCTTCGCGTCCGCCATAGTGGACACCATCAAACCAGTTCTCCCAGTCTTGCAGGCGGTTGAGAGAGGTAAGTCTCACGCCAAGAGTGGACATTCTCAGCCACGCGGCGAGGATGGTCATCGCAAGGTGCTGTTGAGGGCCTGTGAGAGGGCTAGAGGGCTTATCCCAGCCGTTTGCAGCCTTCATAGTAAACCCGCCAGCCAGAAGCGAGATATCGGCGCTGAGAGGCTCTTCCCCATCGACGGTTTCTGCCACCGTCTCGCCTCCGAAAGCCAAAATCATCTTCATAAATTCTTGAGCGAGGTTGTCGCCATCGCAAATGCCGATAACCGTACCCGCGGCGCGCACCATCTCGATAACTCCGCTGGCTTGGTGCTGGTATGGGCAAAGAAGCTCCATCCAGCCCTGAGAAGGCTCGAGAGCTATCTGAATAGGCGACTTATCGACACCATTTTCGTCCTTAGGCCACTCGTCAACCGGAGTGTTGTAATCAATCCAGTGGTGGGTTGCCTTGTCGTTGCTGGCATTGAAGAAGATATCTCGCCTGGAAGCCGTAGCCACAGCCGAGCTCTCCTTGGCGGACTTAATCGTTCGCTTGGACGAAGACCGGACGATGGAACGAAGCAAGGGCACCAAAATCGAATCTTTGGTGGTAGCTCGGTTCACCTCGGACTGAGCGTGCAGTGCTCGCATAATCCGCTCGTCATCGCGCCACAACGCACGGTCAGAAAGAGAGCGAGACAAGCTAACCGCGGTTGTAGGTGCGTACAGCGCAGCAGCAAAGCTCGCCTCGGCCAGTAGGCGAGTTGCTTGCTCATTGCGCTGTGTGGAATCGTTCATGCAAGCAACTATAGCACAAACTCTTCCGGCCCGGAAGCGGTCTTGATAAGACTCTTTATCTTGTCCCAGTTCTCAACAAAGTTTTCGCTGTGTAGAACGTTTTTGTCGTAGTAGACATCGGCAACCAAAGAGACCACATCTTCGCTTTCCAAGAGGTCTTTCCGCTTGGTTCCTCTCAGCCAATTCCTGGCGTTTGAGCAGGACTTACAGGCATAGCTATTGGGGTATCTCTTGTCCGAGTAGACGTTCTCCCCGGTGATTTTGTGACCTCGAGAGCACTTCCTCTTCGTATCTCCGAGCGAGCCTCCCTTAGGAACAATCCGCAAGTTTGTTGCGGCGCAATTCTCTGGGTTCCCATCCACGTACTCGATTTTCTGTCGCTTTTGTAGGTTTTGCGTTTTGAAAGCGAAGCACACCAGCTGGTCCACTCGATGTTGGTGGTAGCGGTGCTTATTGTTCGTGCGTTTTGCGATACGCACGTACTTCTTTCCTTGGTGCATGTAGGACTTAATCTTTTTGTATTTACCGTCCTCGTGGTAATAAACCTCGCCCTTGTTTGTGACCGCGAGGGTCCTTCCAAAAGCATTTACATCAACAGCCATTTTCAACTCCTTTTCCGTTGGCTTGCTTACAAAATTACATTAACCACTGAAAGCAGTCAAATTTAGCCTCTGACCTGGGAAAGTACAACTTTCTTGTATCCAATACAACTTTTAAAACGGGGTAAAAACATACTCTGACCAGCGGAAATGCAAGAATTTTATCTAATACAACTTTTTTCAATTATTGGTGTCCTTATAGAGGGGGTGTTTTTATTATTTCTAAATATTTTGGGTGTTTTTCGGTGGAATATAACACCAGGGGGTATTATATTATATATATTAACTATTATATATATTATTTTTTGTTTGATTTTTGACTTATCTTATCTTTCTTCTAAAGTTTAATCTTCAAAAAAGTTGTATTAAATGTATTATTAGTGAATATAAATAGGTTGACCTGGGGTTATAGCCAATACAACTTTTTCTGAAAGGTTTTTCTTTTAAATCCCCAAAAATCCCTACTGAACAGCGGAAATACCAATACAACTTTTTCAATTTAGAAAGTTGTATTTTCCCTTCAAAAGTTGTATTCCTAAGCTCTGTAAGAGAAATATAACACCAAGAACTAACATATCCGACCTTCTTTGAGCTCATTGTTTTTCAGGAGATGAAGAATAGGTTTAAAAGATGTGTTTTTCAGGGTCAAAATAGATGTTTGTAATTTTTCAGTAGGATATACATAGCGTTTCCCCAGTTCGCTCCTTATCAATATGGGGCGTCACCATGACACCTGAAAATTAGGTAACAAAAAGATTAAACCCCCAGGACGAATTTGCAAAACCCCTGAAAAAACGATTTTTGTATATATTAAAAAGCCCTGAAACAGCAGGTAATGAAGCTACCCTGAAAAGTTCGCATGTAATAAAAAGTGCCGATTTTGGACCTTTTTATTACGTCCCCCCGACGAATACAGAAAAGTTGTATTTTTACTAAAGTTGTATGGCATAAAAATAGCCCCCTGTGGGGGCTATATAACAGAGCTTTCTCCTACTAATTTACGGTCTTACCATCAACCAAAAGTTGTAGAGGTTTATCATCCTTTTTATAGGTCTCGAGAGGCTGCTCGGAGAGCCAGCGGACAATCTCGGAGGCTTCCTCAAACGAGCCGTCTAGCTCAATCTCTCCGGCTACACGAGCACCCGCGGGCAAGTCTTGCTTGGCGGCAAGGAACTTGCCTCCGAAGGTCCTGTTGCCCGTCAAAATGACGTAGAGGTTAGGGTCATGCTCGTGATTGGCGAGAAGGCCTTGCAAACACCGCGGAATGTAGTCCTCAGAGACGTGCTTCTCGTGGTTAAAGCGACCGTAGGACGGGATGATTACTACCGTCTTATCCTTAGACCAGTTGTAGGCGAAGCCTTCGAGGTGGCGGGTCATCACAGAGCGCTCAGTAGAGAACAAATTCGGCATTGTGCGGCCTTCTGAGCGGTCTACAGGCTTCATCGCAAGGGAGAAGGCCATAGCGTCCTTATGGGGGCTCTCAGCGTACACACGGCGTGCCTGAGCGCGAACCTCTTGCTCATGACAGGCGGGAAGAAGGTAGCGCTTCACAAACCTATCTGTAGTCTCTCCGCTAGAGTAGTAGTAGAAACGTAGCACCTTAAGTCCTTTCTCTTTTGTGGTGTACATTTATTGTGCTCTTTTTCGACATGAAAGTCAAACAGAACCGCTAACCAGCGGAAAACACTGATTAGCGGTTTGCTTAAACGTTGGTTCTTGCGGCTTCTCTTAAGATAGAGGCGGCAAGCATCGCTTCTTGTCTAGAAAGAGAGACGATATCGACACCACTAGGATTCGATTGCACGAGAGAAACCTTGTCTAAATCCCCGTCTAAAGAGATATAGACTAGATTATCTTGGGGGGTATCGATAACCCACATCTTGCTTCTGTCCGCGCGGGTAATGGTGTCGTAGGAGATGGTGTCATCGCTCTTTTTCTTCTCATTGGTAGGCGCGCCTTGCGGGGTCCACGCTCGAGGAAGGTCAGGCCTTAGGTCAAGCTCGTCTAAGGAGTAGAGGCCATCACAACCACCAAAAGCGGGGCTTACGGCAACAGCTCTATCAGAGAAGATATCGACAATAACCACGAGGTCTTCCTCTTTGGCGGAATCGACGAATTCGGCCCACATACCAACGAATTCTCTCCGCTTTTCTTCAGGGAAATAACTGAGTATCATTACTGCTTGTCCTTTCCGAAGACGATTCCTTGAAGGATGAACTGAACAATAAAGAAGGTTACGAACGAGGTAGACAAGACGAAAATAACCAAGAACGGATTTTCGTCCCTCATTGCCATCTTTATGCCGTTATATAGCGTGCTGGCGGGAAGAAAGCACAAGAAAAGAGAGATAACAAAGTACCATAGTGCGGTCTTGATGGCTTCCATTACTGCTCCTTAAACAGATAGTCGGGTCCGATAGTGAAGTTCATGATGATGCTGTCCGCTAGCTTTTCGACTAGCCCTTCTTCGGAGATGGCTTGTGCGTAGAGGACAGAGGCAATAACCTCTTCGAGTTCTTCTTTAATGCTCATTTTCTTCCTCTTCTTCGAGTAGTTCAGGGGCTAGTAACCCTTTTGACGTATAGGTCAATTGCGAGGTTCTGTGCGGACCACTCAGGGTTGGTATCCATATTGCCCTGGTGACGCTTCTGCCATGTTCGGATAGCCTGTGCGGCTCTGTCTAGATTAGTCATTTTCTACCTGCTTCTTTGCTATTTCTACGGGGATACAGCCTTCGTAGAGGTCGTTATCTGGGCTAACTTTTACGGTTCCTTCGGGGCACGGCTCGTTATGTAATTCTGTAAGTGCGGATAGCCCTCCTACAAATCCGGCCCCTGCCATAGCTGAACCTACAACCACAGCGGCAATCTTTCCTAAATCGTCTTCTATCGAGGCGGCAGCAAGGCCAATTCCGCCAAAGATGAGTGCTCCAAGAATTGCTCCGGTAATCATTTTTCGCTCCTATAAGTAGCAACAGCGGTCAGAATGCGGTGTGCCGTGGCTTCTGCCTTATCGATATCCCAGAAAAGAAGCTGGTTGTAGTCCGCTGGCTCCTTTGACGGTTCTTCTGGGTCACCCCGCTCGTCGTAGAAGACGGTAATGAGTCCATCTTTTACTTCCAGATTGACGTACCCATCGGTAGAGATATCCCATTCTTTTTCTTCAGGGTGGTCAAAACTCGGCTTGTCATCATCTGGGATATACGGGGAGATATCTTCTAGCCAATGGATGCACTCTTCGTTCCCGTTCTGAAGGTAGATGTTTACTACCAAGTCTCGAAGTTTCTTGAAAGAGTCTTGTACCTTACCCATTGTTTTCTCCTAGTACGATTTCTCTGAGATAGCCTGCGATGGTATCAGGATTTTGAGGCTCCGCTGTTACGGACCGTTTCTCCATTGCAATAATGAGACCTTCGACATTTTCTCGCATACGCAGAATTTCTTTTGCGAGGTCTAGCCAGCTGTACTTGGTTGTGACGGCGGTTCCTTGCTCCACTTCCTCAACTAGCCTCTCTAGCTGCTCGTGGTTAATGCTCATTTTTCCTTCTTCTTTAGCTCGTATTCGTTGCCGGTAAGAATGAGCTCGCTGGCAAGCTTCCTTACTGCTGTCCATCCGAATTCGTCTTTGTATGCCACGACAAAGCCGTGTTCCCATAGACCAACAACTACTGCGAGTCTGGTTTCTTTCTCAATCTCTACCTCGCGGAAAAGCCAGCGCTCGTCGTACCAGCTAATCTCGTTGACATGTACTCGAGGTAGCTTAGGCAATACCTTAGCGATATTTTCGATGGTGTCCAAATTTTCACTGCCCTTAATCAACATCTCTAGATGCTTCAGGGAGTTATGCGCCTTGATGATGTCTTCGTTTTTTCATTAGCTTCTCTCTTCCAAGTTGTATTCCCAACCCAAAGGGGTAAGTAGGTTCTCGTCTAGCTCTGCAACATACGGCGCTCTTGAGAGCGGCTCTACGAGACAAAAGATTTTGTGGCAAAGGAAGGATGGTTGCAACATCGTCACCTTCTCGTTGCCGTCGTGATAGAGAGCAACTCGGAAGCGGTGCTCTATGTCATCCCACTCAACTTCGTTCATGGTGACAGAAGGAAGCGGCGGCAGTGCGGTAAGAATAGCCTCCCTAGCGCGGTTGGTTGCTGGCATACGGTCACATAGTTTCTTTAGCTCTTTGTGTGCGTTAATGATTTCTTGGCGGGTTGGGGTGGACATTATTCCTCCGTAATCTTGTAGCGCTTGCCGGTTGGGGTGAGCTCATCCTTATCTAGAGCTACAATGTAAGGCTTTGCCATAGCGGATTCTGACTCTACGAGACAGTAAACTTTTCGGCCATCGTAGGTCTCGTGCAACATAATTACGTCAGAATAGATTTCGTCGTGCTTTGCTAGTCGAAAGCGGTGCTTCTCATTATCCCAGCCCTCGTCCAGAACTGTGGGTTTCGGCTTAGAAGGAAGGAACTTAACCAGCTTCTTATAGCTATCAGTATCCTTAGCCTCTTCGAATGAAACATCGTATAGATTTTGGATGAGGTACTCTAGCGCGTCGTGCGCCTTATAAACCTCTTCGCGGGTGTACTCAGTCATTGTCGTTCTCCTTTTCAACCAACTTCTTGTAGGTGCCGACAATCATCTTTGCAATCATGTCCGCGGATTCTTCGAGCTTTTCTGGCTTGACGTTGCCTTGATACAGAGATTCTGCCGCCAAAGCAATCGCCATATCGGTCGTATCCGCGATGGTCACAGGGCCTTCGGTAGTGTAGTCTTTAGTTTCGAAATCGAAATGAAATTTCTTAGACATCAGTTCTCCTTAAGTCCGCAGTAGAAGTATGCGGTTTCTAGTTCTTGCTGTGTCATGAAGCCTTCTTCCACCTTTTGATTCAGGTGGTCGATAACTGGCTTAAGTGCGTATTTAACGCGAGTGTGTACGTATCGATTTATCTGGTCTTGCCTATTTCTCGTGGCGCTTGAAGTTGGCGGGGTGTTCCCAGTAGCCATAAGGCTTGCCTCCATCATCTACTCGTGCATCCTCGTACTCCTGATTCTCTGTGTCAAAGAGGTCGGTAATTCCTAAAACCTCTAAGATAAAGACAATCGGGAAGATAACAAGCATCGCGGAGATGAGGATTGCTACAAACCCCGCGGTTACTGCGAAGAAAAGCATCTTCCTTCCTTTCTCTATGTCGTTTTGTGTAGCTCTCTGTGGCTACAAGAAAAACCCTACACAGCTATTTTCTCTACCACAAATTGACATATTCTGTCGGGGGTAGTTTTGAAAGCTGTGTAGGGCTTGACCTGCTAGTTTACTTGGTTACGTGGGGGTAGTTGCCCCTTCGCAGGTAACCAAGGACGGTAAAGAGAGTGAGCAAGCTGAACCACGCCGCGGGGAAGGAGAGGTCTACGCCGAAGGCCTCGCGCATCAAAGGCTCGATACCAAACAGAGCCAGCGGAATAGACCACAGGATGTTGGTGAGTAGCTTCAGGAAAGCGATGGAAAAGAGTACGCCTGTCGCCTCAGCAGTGAAATTATCGTTCTCGGGGTGCATAGTTTATCCGTTTCTGCGGTATAGGTCTTGCATACCGCCGCTAGACATCTTTTTCTTCTGTTCTGCTCTGGCCTCATCGCGCATACGGTCCGTACGGCGCTGAGCGGTTTCACCTTGTGCAACCTGCCATCTAAGAGCAGAGCGAGCCTGTGGGTTAAGACCATAAGCCTTAATCGAATTCTCGAACGCCTTACCAGCGGTAAGACGGTCAGCGAGCTTGTAATTAGGGTTCACAGACTCATGAAGATAGTAACAAGCCATAAACAGGCCGTGCAAGTCGGCCTTAAGGAACTCGTTAGCCATAGGAGAGGTCCAAATATCCTCCCACCACTTCTCTACGACTGGGGACCACTCTGGCTCCACATCCCAGTCCTCATCGTTCTTGTTGACGAGCCAGTCAGCGGCATCAGGGAGATAAGGAATCTCTTCCTTGTCCATGCCTCCGGTCAAAATCGTCACTGTGGCTTTAGCGCCCTTCTTAGAAGGGCCTCCGGCCTTACCTGGTCCACCTCTAGGCATTTCTTACACTCCTAATCTTCTGTGCGTTGGTTTCTCTCTTGGACTTCTCTAGCAACTCTAGTCGATAGCTCTCATCAGCATAAGGGCTGTCCTCCGGCCACTTGAGCGCGTCTACGTACACACGCGGTTGCTTAGGCCTGCCTGGCGGTTTTCGATGTGCCTTCTTCGGCTTCTCGATGACGATGCCTTCGCGCTTGTAGCGGCGCTGTCTGCGCTTCTTCTCCTTAGTATTCCAGCGCGAATGCGCGATAGCACAGGCCTCGCACGGCTTCTCTCCAGCGAGATAGTGCGCCATGTAGCCAGCGTTCTTTCCCTTACGTCCTCGAGGGTAGTAGGCGGTCCTCTTGACGCAGGCGAAGCCCTCGAGCGGAGGCTCAGGCTCGCGCAGTCTCTTTGGCTTGCGTTTGTGGTACAAGGCAAGTCTGTACTCGTTGTGTGCCTTATTGCACTCTTCGCACGGCTTTTCGTGCTTATTTAGGTGCGTTACATAGCCAGAAATGGTGCCGCAGGTCACAGCATTCTTTCTTTCCTTGGTTTTCTGCGTCATTTTAAGTTCCTCTCAAAAAGTTGCATTTTCTGCATAAAACCTCCTGACCTGCGAGTATAGCACAAATTTTGTAAAGTATACTTTACATTCGGCCTTCTCGAACTGTCGCACGC